TTGACCACATCTTGCAAGTTCCCGGCCGCGGTGGGGGGTGGGTTGCTGTTGTCGGCGCTCAGCCGCAGCACGCAGCCGACATGCTGCTGGGTGAACGTGCCCGCCGTGTCGCAGGTAACAGTCGGCGAGCCGCTTGTGATGCTGACCAGGCCGTCATCCTCCAGCTCGACGAGCAGGGGCAGGGGGCGGGCCCGGTAGATGGCGTCGTAGGTGCGGGCGGTGGTCGGGCTGGGGGCGAACCGGAGGGACCGGCCGCCCGCGTAGCGCGGATGCCGCGCGAAGGCGTAAGCCCAGGGCAGGCCAGCCGTGCGGACCGTGCGGTCGATCTGCAGGGCCTCCTCCAGGGTGACCTCGCTGAGCACGCGCCCGGCGGACTGCGGATCGAGGAGCTGCCCCATCGCCCCAAAGTCGTCCGGCAGCGAGTAAGTGGGCCGCACGAGCGTGTAGCTGGTGCCCGCCGCCACATCGGCGCCAGGATTGGCCCGCTCGCTGAGCGTGAACGTCGTGCTGCTGAGGTACTTCTCGACTTCGTAGCGGACGTTGCCGATGATCAGTTCCGCTAGCTCGACCGAGCTATCGACCGTGGCGCCGCTGAGCGTCACCAGTCGCTCACTCGAGCCGCCGGTGTGGTCGTAGGCCAGCGTACCGTCCGTCTGCTGAGCCACTGTCGCCAGCATCACGCGGCGGTAGTAGCACGACCAGTTGCGGTAGTTGGCCAGGTCCCGCAGGGCCTCGCGAACGGCCCGCGCTGCGTTTCGCCTCCGCCGCGGATCCGCATCGCCGCCGACCACAGCATCGAGCACCTGCTCGATGGCGTCTTGGAAGGTGGCGAGCTCATAGCGCGTGAGAGACATCAGGCCTCGATGACCAGATTGCCGGCAGTAGTGGCTGGCAGGATTTTAGTGGCCGCGATTTCATGCCGGCCCACCGGGTGATTGGCGTAGGTCACCGTATCGCCGTACTCGGTGACGAGGGTCAGGTTTCCGGCCGTGCCGACCCAGATGTAGCGGCTCACAAACGGCAATAGGTTATTGGACGGAGCGACGGCGGCCGCCCGGCGGGGAGGGCCGGGCGGGATGAATTCGTGATGACTAAACAGGTTGTCCATGGTGATGGCGAGCGGTTTAACGCTCGAAGTACGAGCAGGTGACCTCGAACTGGTAGGCGCCCGACTGTGAGGCCGACCACTGGTGCAGCAGGAATGTTTGGCCGGGCCCGATGACGACGGGATGAAAATTCACCGTCGAGTGAGTGATCGCCGTGCCGCTGGTCTGCAGGGCGGTCATCGGCATCGACGGCCCGCCAAAGTTGATCGTGTAGGTGTCGCCCACCACTCCGATGACCGGGCGGAACTCGTACCCATCCAGGAGTCGCACGTTGGTGCCCGCCGCCGGAGCGGTAATCGCTCCGAAGTAGGCATTCCCCAGGGCCACGGACTGGGCCACGCTGTTGGCGTTGACGTTGATCGGTGTCAGGGCCGTGCCGCCCGACGTGTAGCGGTTGACGTAATCCACTTTCATGTCGAAGCGGACGTTGGTGCCTGCCGTGCCGGCGTTGGTGAGGCGCAGGCGGATGTAATCCAGGTAGATGTGGATGTTGTCCCGCGTGGTCGAGTTGTTCTTGATGAGCAAGAGCGGTTTGGTGTCATCCAGCGTGGTAGCTGCCGCGTGGCCGGCGATTCCCGTGCCGGGCGTCGGATTGCGGACGATGAAGTGCGAGCCCTCCTGGGCGATCAGTCCGGCTTTGTTCGACAGCTGCCAAGTGACGCTGGCCGTTTGGCCGCCGCTCGAGGCGCTGATGGCACGGCTGGGTAGATCCGAGGCGGGGGCCAGGCCGGGGACAGCCACTGCCGCCGTGGCGACGAGAGCGAATAGCAAGCGGTTCATGGTTAGTGCTCCAAAGAAAACGAAGGGGCTTTCGGGGACATGCAGGGCGGATTAGTAGTCGCCGAGCGGGCTCCAGGTGATCGTGATGGTGCCGCTGACCTTCAGCGTGCCATCGCCGTCGATGTCGGTGGTGGTCGGGAACGAGACGTTGAGGTACGCATCGACGGGCGTGGTGGTGCCGTCGAACTGGGCGGCAGCCGCCAGCGCAGCCCCCGCCAGGGCCGTGTAGGCCGATCCGGCGCCGCTCAGCGTTACGTCCTGCTTGGCAAGCAGGTTGGCCTGGGTGCTGTCCAGCGTCGTATCCGCAGCTTCGGCCGCCGTCCCCAGCGAGTAATCCAGGGCTGCGTTGTCGTTGATCGTACTGGCCCGCGTCGTGGTCACGCCCCAGCGCAGGTTGGCGGTGACGCCATGCACCAGAATCCGCCCCTCCGGAAAGTCATAGATTTTCTGGCTGGCAAAGGCATTGGCGTCGGCGACCGGGATCAGCAGGTCGGTCAAGGCCAGGACGGTGCGCCGCATGACTCCCGTGCCGAACTCCGCCGCCACGACGGCGGAGCCGCCCGCAGCGGCACCCACGCCGTTGTCCTGTTCGGCAACGAGCGCCTGCAGGCGGTTGAGCAGGCTCTTGAGTTCTGCGGCCGCGGACAGGCTGGCCAGCATATTGTTCTCCACTTGGCTGGCCAATTCTTGGCTGATGGTCGAGGCGACGGGCATGTTACTTTCTCCGCTTGAGGGTTTGGGACGTCACGGCCGCCCGGGCTATTACACTATCCAGGGATTGTCCGTTCGGGACAAGCGCCTGGGCTGATTGTCCAGATCGTTTGGCGTCGGAGTAGCCGTGCTTGCTCTGCACCTCGGCCGCCAGGTCGCGGCGATCGACACGGGCCAGGTCGGGGTTTTCGCGGACCTTCTGCTCGATCAAGTCGGCGACCAGATCGGGGGCCAGGGGGGCCGCCTCGGGCGGCTGCTCCGGCTGCCGGGCTTTGATTTTCACCGCCCCGTCGTAGCTGCCGCCGACGGCCTCGACCTTGCGGCGTAGTTCGCCGACGCCCCCGCTGGGGCTGAGGAACGCCTGCGGATCGCCAAGCGTGCGGGCGAGGGTCGAGTCGTAGATCATGTTGGCCTGCGGCTCAAAGCCCTGGCGGCGGGCGGCGTCCACGATCGCCGCGAGCTGCTGCTCGTTGCCGGCGAACTGCTGGGCCAGCGTGTGGCGGCCGGCAAAGAACTCGCGGTCGGTGCGGCTGGCGGGGGCCTTTTGGGCGGCGCACATCGCTGCCCAGTTGTGGCTGGCGCCCTGCTCGCGCAGTTCCAGGTAGGCGAGCACGCGGCCGGTGTCGCGCACCAGGTCCGCATCCCGCCACTGCGGGTCGTATTTGTTCAGAAGTCGCTGAAGCTGCTTGGGGGTCATGCTGCTCGGGCCTTCGCTTTGGGCCGCTGGGCGGCCTGCTTTTTCTTGATCGCCAGCATCTGCTGCATCTGCTGCAGCTTGGCCTCGTGCATCTGCTGGCCCTGCTCGGCCTTTTGGCTGTTCATAACGAGCTGCTGCTGGTGCCGCTGCTGGTCCATCGCCATCTGCTGCTGGAACTGCTCGAGCTCCAACTGCTGCTGCTGGGCGGCCGCTTCCGCTTCGGGGTTGCCGCTGGGGGGCGGGAGGTCGGGCAGCAGCATGGCGCTCATGTCCTGGTCGATCACCTTGCCCCACTGGGTCAGGAGGCCGTTGATCCCGCTGACGTCACCCGTCATCTGGAAGTGGGTCTGCATGAACGGCACGAGCGTGGGCAGGATCTGCTGCAGGTTCTCGGTGTCGCGGGCCTTGTCGGGCTTGCGGGTGCTGTTGGCCGCGATCGTGGCCCGCAGCTCGCGGAAGGCGTACTCCTCAGGCATATTGCTGATCAGCTGGCTCCACAGTTGCTGCTCGACGGTGCCGAACAGTCCAGCCAGGTCGCCCCGCGCCGGATCGACAAACCGCAGAGCCACCTGCCGCTCCATCTCGGCGACCTGCGTCATCCAGTCCTCGACCCGCCCCGCCATGTAGTCCGGGCGGATGCTGACCATCTCCCGCTTGCTCTTGATGTCCTCGGCGGTGCGGCTTTGCACGCCCCCGGGATTCAGGCCGTAGAGCAGCTCGGTCAGCCCAACCCGCCGGTCGAACATCTGCGACAGGTAATCGAAAAACTGAAACACCTCGGCGTTCATTTGCGGGTGCTGAATGAACTTCACGATGTCATCCACGCTGCGCCCGGCGAGCTGCGAGTAATAGATCGGGGCGAAGTCCTGTCCGCTGAGGATCGTAGCCGTAACCTCCTTCTCGCTCTGCTTGGGCATGGCCGGGAAGGTGCGGCTGCTCATCCAAATGTGGTGGGCGATCGAGCTGAGCATGATGTTCATGTAGGTCAGCTCGCCCAGGCCCGGCGCCAGCGGGGCAATCGGCCAGGGGTTATTGGGCTGGCGATAGAACGCCAGGAGACTTACCGGCCAGCGGTCGTCTTTCCAGAATTCGACCGGCCAGCGGAAGCGCTGCCGGATTTCTCCATCGCCGGCCGACCGCAGGAACTCGATCGGGCAGTTGAGCGGCCAGGGAACATTCGGCGCCACGACGAGATACGCGTAGTCGCCGATCACCTGGTCCATTGCCCGGCCCAACTCGTCCTCCATCTTGGCCGGCCCCGCAAGGCGGGCGCCGCAGCCCCCCTTGCTCCAAATTTTCCAGTACGTCAACAGATCGTTCGTTTTGCCGATCCGGCGATCCACCTGCGCCCAGGGATTGACCGTCTGATTGCGCCCCTGCGCGTCGGCCGACTCGTACTGGCCCTTACCCGCCAGAGACCCCGCCGGCAACCCGTAGGTCCTTTCGACCTCCCACAGTGGCTGCACGCACTGCTGGGCGATCCATTTCGCGTCGCGGAGATTGGTGGCATCGGGGTCGATCAGCAGGTTGTCGATGGTGTCGTAGAAGCAACCGGTCAAGACCCGCTGGCTACCGGGCATGAAATACGGCCGCGGCCACAAACAGCCGCCGCCCTTCACCAGGGCCTCGGTGATGGCATCGCTGGCGTGCTGCGCCAGGCCGTCCGGCTGCTCCAGAGGCGTGTAGTTGAGGTACAGCTCCTGGAGCTCGGCCGCCACCTCATCGCGGACCGATTCCTGCTGGGACTCCTGCATGGCCTGGTAGTAGAGCCAGCCTGTCGGGTCCAGGCCGCCGAACCGCTCCGGCGACAACTCCAGCCGACGCCGCGGCTTGACCAGACGAGCCGGGTTGCGCCAGTACAGCGTCGGCCCGTACAGGGCCACCAGCTCGAAGGCCTTGGCGATCGTGATCTTGAACTTCGGCGACAGGCTCCCGCCCACGTACTTGTTCAGGTATTCCTGCTGGAACATGAACCCGCAGCTGCCGGCAAAGAACTCCTGGCATTGCTGAGCGGTGTCGGCAAACTTCTTTTTGGCGCGCACCGCCTCCTGGATTTTCCCCGCCCACGAGGCGACCAGCGGCTGTAACACTTGGCCTTGCACAGCTATGCTTTCCGGTTCGAGGACAAACCCATGCGGCGACTATTACGCGAGGTGCACCCCGACTTCTGGAGGTTGGCGATCGTGGCGGCCATCATCGCCATCCTCTACGGGCTCCGCTCCTGTTGAATCCCTTGGCTTGCTACCGCCGGTTGGCGGCCAATACTTGCTCGATCAGGTCCTTGCTCAGCCCCTTGCGGCGGATCGTGCCAGCCATGAGGTCCGGCGACCAGCCGAGGTTGGCCAGGTGCAGGATCAGCTGCGCGAACTCCAGCTCCACGCCGTCGATCGTGACCGCCCGGGCCGGCACAAAGAACTCATAGCGCATGTCGGGCACGTAATCCCAAGCCCCGCCATTGCTGCTCTCCGCGCCGGTGGCCCGCCGTGCCAGCGGGTGGCTCTGCAGGTACGGGTCATCGACGTGCCGCACGTTCGCGTGCAGGCTGGTCATGCCGGGGCGAATCCCGGCCAGCGTCACAAAGTCGAGGCCGCTGCGCTGGATCATGATGGCCGGGCGCGGGTCGCCCAGACGTTCGCCGCGCGACCAGAACAGGCAAGGCATCCCGACCTCGAGCGGAAACAGGATCGGCTGCGGCAGGTCGCTGGCTCGCTTGGGAGATTCGGTAGCGGTGGACATAGGACTTTCCTTGGGTGGTGGTTACGCGGCCTGAACGCTGCCAGGGCCGCAGTGAATCGTTTGCTGGCCTGCCGTGGCAGGCTGCTGCTGCCACTGCTCGCGGAAGAAGCGATAGACGGGGCTCTCGGGCGCGAGCTGCTCCTGACTGAGCGGCACATGCTCGCAGCCGCTCATCGCCGCGTACCGCAGGCAGTCCGCCAGGTGGTCTGGCTGGCCGCCAGCCACTTTGTCCTCGGTTTCGTCCTTGACGATCTTCTTGCGAAGCATCGTCAGTTCGTTTTCTAGGTGCGGGCAAAACTGAATCAGGTAGAAGAACTTGGGTGTGCCATTCTCACGGAGACTCAACCAGGAGCGGACCGCCATGATGCCGGCTGCTTCATCGTCGTTGGCCAGTGTAAAGCCGTAGCTGTTCTGGATCGTCTGCAGGCCGAGTTGCTGGAAGGCGTCGGCGTACAGCTTGTGATATGTCACGCCGCCCAGGCCGACGACCGACTGCCGGGCAATCCGGCCGTCGATGAACCATTCGTACAGCGCTTGGCCGCTGACCTTCTGCCGCACAGCCTGAGCCGTCTGATGGGTGTCGCAGCCGTGCAGGTACAGTTCGTCGTAGGCCACGACAAAGTCGCCCAGGTCCGGCGGCGGCGTGGCTATAAACAGGCAGGCCGTTGTCGAGTGGCCCGGATCGAGGAACATCCGCCGCGTCCAGGTGCGGGGGGGCGTCCAGGCGTTGTCGGCAAGGGCCTTGAGGAGGCGTTCACGCAGCATTGTGGGCCTCCTGGGACGGCAGCTCGTCTCGGTCCTGCCCCAGCCCATGCAGGCGGCGCGAAAAGTTCGGATACATGAGCAAGAGGTCGGTGACGAAATCCCCTTCGTCACGGCTTCGCAGCTCGGCTGAGCCGCTGTAGCTCCAGGCGGCCCGCCGCTTGCGCTTCTCGTCTTCGTCGATGAGCGGATTGTCGCTAAACCGCAGCACGACTTCGAAGACATCCGGGTCGGAGCGCAGCCGCTGCTCCGCGGCTCGGCGGCTCATCTCCACCAGCGCCCAATTGCTGGCCCACGGCCAAGCCGTCCAGATCAGCCGCCCCTTGCGGTCAGAGAGGCGGGCCTGCCACTCCGCCACATACTTGGGATAGGCGATGTCCTCGTCGATCCAGATGAGGTCCACCGGGTCGCCCATCTTGACGTCGCCCGTGCTGGTGAAGGCGTGGATGGTCGTCCCGTTCTTGAGCACGCACGACGAGAAATGATGCTCGCCCTTGTCCTTCCAGGAGATGCTGGCAATCTCGTCGCCTGGATTGCCGGCCAGGTCGATGAGCGGAATAAAGGGTCCGCACTTGAGGCCCTGCTCTTCGCCGGCTTTGCGCTCAGCGTAGTTCCGGGCGGCCCGCACCTGCCCGCGGCGATCCCTGAAAATCGGAATCTGCCCCGGTTCGAACAAAAGGCGGTACAGGGTCTGCCCGATATGAGACTCGCCTTTGCCGATGACCCAGATCGTCAGCGGGCGATTCGTCGGGCAGAAGTTCGGCAGTGGCTTGCCGTCGAGCCCGTGCAGCGGCAGCCGTCGCGCGGCGCTGGCCACAATGGCAGCGCCCGTCACGCTCTTGCCGCTGCGGTTGCCGCCTCGCAGGATCACTTCGCTGGCCCGCGACTTGAGCAGCGGAAGCTGCGCCGGCAGCGGCCGGAATAACCGCACCGGATCATAGAGCCGCTGCTTTTTTTCGAGCAGCGCTTCCTGGAAGCGGCGATCATCCAGCATCGCGCACCTCCTCGGCTGTGTTCTGGTCCGCTTCCGCGGTCGGAGAGACGGCCGCGGCGTCGATCGTGTCATCGCGGACGAGCCGGAACCCCCTGGCCGCGGCCAGCCGCTCCAGGGCTTCCTCGTTGCCGCTGTCGGCGTGGCGGAGCAGGACTTCGGCAATAATCGCGTTCGCTTCCTCTTCGCTGATCGTGACCGGCTGCTTGGGGCGGCGCTGATCGCACAC